ATAAAACCTTGGCCAACTGACCATGGCTCTTCCGCCCATACATTTATTGCAATTGCTCCTCTTTTTCCTTCAATTACAGTGTCAACTCCGTGAACAACTTCACCTGGGTTAAAAATAACTAATCTATTTGGTCTTGTTTTAATAACCTCTGGTGTGTTTTCTTCTCCGTCTGTATAAATGTGTAAATCTCCTCCTTTAAAATCAAAACCAGGTGGATAGTAAACACATCCTAAAACTGGAAACATTCTATTTCCCGTTTTTTGTCTATACTGTACGTCATCGTCAAAGTGTAGTTCTAAATAATTTCTTCTACCATCTTCTGCTGCGGTTTGTAAACCCGTCCAATATTCAAATCCATTAACTTCCATGTTTAATTTAACTGGAAGATTATCTTTCCAGATATATTCTGCCAATCTTTGCTTAATATTTGCGGCAGGTTTATTCCACCATCCTTTCCAATATTTATAATCCCCTGTTGGAACATAAAAGTTATCTCCTTCTTTTAAAATGTCTTTTAATAATTGTTCGTCTTGTATAAAATCATCAAATACTGCTATCATGTTTTAAAATTTATATGTTTAATGTAATCCATTGATTATTGTTTCTTCTGTTAATACTATAAAATTCCAATTTCGCTGAGAACAGAATTCTTTAGCTGCATTATATTTATCCATATTTTTAACGTATTGCTCAGCCAAAAACTTATAAGATTTTAGTGCTTTTTTAGAATTTACCTTAGGTGGTTCAGGCTTCTGAATTTGTTGTTTTGGTTTAATTTCTACTAAATATTCTTTAACACTGTCATCGGGTTGAATTGCTTTAAAATAAAAATCAGGATAATATTTTCTTTTAGTAGAATCTTGCCTTGACCAATAGGGTATTTCAACTGGTTCACTTGACCACATACTTACTTTTTCATTTTTGTCACACCACATCATAAACTTACGTTCCCAGGAACTTCTATATATGATAGGAGTAGGTCCTGCATATTTAGAAGGATTATTAGGTTTAAAATAACCTTGATTAAATCCTGAATTTTTAGTTGGTTTAACATTCTTTATTGACATTAGATACTGTAAATTCCTGTTTGATTTTCAGAGTTACCTGATCCCTTGTCTATGGATAAAGTTCCTTTATATTTTTGAGGGTGAATCTTATTCCATCCCTTTGCATAACCTCTTTTTGCTATTTCCGTAAAATAGGCAAATGCGTTTGGATATTTTGGATTAAAATTTCTCCAATATTTTAAAAGATCTAAAATAGCAAACTGTAGACAATCGTTTCTGTCGTCTTCGCTTACATATTTCATACGGTTAATTGCCTTTTCTGCGAGAAGAATTAACATTTTTTCTGCGTCTCTGGTTAATTTATCTTGCTCTTTAGAAAGAACCATTTGATCGTAAAGATCTCTATTATTTAGATAGTTTTTTGATTTTCTTCTTTTAGCCACAATGCATATTGTTTATTTATAGAGATTATACTCTCAAATGTTAAAAAGTTTATTACCTAAAAAAGGGACCGATGGTCCCTTCTTTATAATTCGATGATACGTATTATGCCTTTAATGCTTCAATCTTTTCTTCCCAAGATTTAATTTCAGAATTGATTAAAGAATCAGCTTCTTTAATTTCTTCAATTGATTTATCAGCTTCAGCTAATAAACCTCTTTGGTCTTTTAAGAAAGAAATCATATCTTCATATTTAGAAATCTCTTCAGATTTTTTTGCTTCTTCTGCTAATTCTCCTTCTAACATTTCCATTACGACCGGAGATGCATCTTCAGATGTTTCATCTTTAATATATTCTACGGCTTCATTAGCAGATGCTGAGAAAAATTTAGATAATTTGGTGTCTTCGTTGTATCTTGAAATAAACAGATTTTCATCTAATTTAAATAAATCAACGGTGACACCTCCTTTCTTGTATGTAGTAGCGAAATCTACTATCATAAAGTTTTCCATGATAGAGGAAAGACTTTCAAATAACTTAGCTTTATTTTTATTTTCGTATCTAACTAAACCGCTAGTTAATGCGAAGTTAGAAAAAGATTCTAAAATCTCAGTGTTATTGTTGTAAAATTTACCTTCTTCAATGTTGTAAATAAATTTAGAAGATCCGTGATACCATCTTACGGTTTCGTTTAAAAACTCAAAGCTTTCAAATGCAGAAATAGCAGATAGCAAATTTGAATTTTTAGGATTTTCAATAATTTCAACGTTATTTTCTTTTATTTCGTAAGTTCTACCATTTAAATAGAATTGAAAAGATTCTTCAATTTTTACGAAAGGAGCTAATATGTTTGCCATTTTATTATTTATTTAATTTTTTATTATTTATGTATATATCTGTATTATATGTCGTTTTCGTCAATTATGTTAGGGTCGTCTTCTTTTGCTTGAATTTGCTTGTTCTGAGATTCTCCCCGGTTGGAAGTAATAGACTTTTGTTTAATTTCAAACATTCTATTACCTGAATGAAATTCAGAGTTTCCACCTCCACCATAGTGTCTAGCTCCATTTGGCCCATAAGATACACTTCCTCCTGTTCCTGCTTCGCCTCCAGTTCCAGCTCCTCCATCAGGTGTGTTTGAGAATGAAGGAATAAATGAGTTAACTTCAATTGGAAACGTAATGTTATACTTATCTTTATCGTCAAATCCAAAATCAATAGGACTTTCAACAGTATAGTCGTCTGGAAGAGCATAATAAGATGCTAGTCTATATGTTCCTTCGTCTAGATGTCCAACTTCAACATTAAAGTAATTAGATTTGTATAATCTTTTGATTATCATTTCAGTGATCTTTAATGCGTCTAATGTCGAAGACACTAAGACTTCAATGTCAAAGTTTAGTGTTATAGGTATCATTTCAAATTCAGAAGAATATGACTGAAGAGATCCTTCTTGATCTAGTCTTGTGTATTCTCCCATAATTCTTCTATTTACAAGCTTAGAAGAATCTATAGAAATAGAAGATATTCTTGCAACTCCTCTTGGAACTACATCGTAATTTCCATCTGCAAACCCAGGATCTGGGTAACAGTCTTCTCCGGTTGGAGTCGTAAATAAAAAATTATCTCTTAGAAATTGATCGTCTCCTGTAATTGAATAATAGAAAGGAACGTCTATGTCTTTTCTAGTATCTTTATCTACTTGTCGCTGGAACCAGACCTTATTATTTAAATCAGCTAAAAGACCGATTATAATGTGTCTAATTATCGCGTCGTCAGAATTATATTTAAGATTATATGTTGCCATTTATTATAGGTATCTTCTTGCTGCTCTTTCCCAATTTGGTAGACCTGACATTTTTAAACCAGCCGCTTTAACAAATGTTCTCATAGAAACATCATTTGCATTTTTCATAAATTCATATATTTCTCTTTTCTCCTCAAGTGGCATTTCTGTAGGTTCTAAGTGAGGTAATAATCTTTCCATTCTTTCCATCAAGGTTGCATCATCTGGATTAACGTCAACTAAAATTGACCTTGATCTGATTGCTCCATCTGGATCTGCTTTATCTTTTGCTAAGTTTGAAATAAATATCACTCTTCCTGAGAATTCAAATGAATTAGGAACAATTCCATTTTCTTCTAAATTAAATGCTTCTTCAGGGCTTACGTCTTTAGGATCGTATACTGCTTTAGTCTTTTTTAAATAAGAAATCTTTCTTATTTTCTTTGTATCTAAAGCTGCTTTCATTAGGTTTCTACCGTTTTCATCTCTAAATACTGCGTCACAATCATCAAAGATTAATGTTTTATTTCTATATTGGTAAAATTTCTTATACATCATAATTACAGATGCAGCACCAGATACTAGTACATAGTCTTCTTCATCGACAAGACCTTCATCTTTCATTGCTCTTTCTACATTATATGTTTTACCCGTACCCGCTCTACCTGAAATAAATAGAGAGTTAAATGCACCAGCCGCAACTCTTCTTGATATTTCGTAAATATCTTCCATAGTCTCTTCTAGATATTTTACTTTATCGTCAAGTGTCGCTTCATTTTTTGTCTCCATTGGAGAAGGCTTAACTTTAACCTGCTGTCCTTTCTTAATGTTCATGATAGAAGAGTAAGGAACTTCTAATTCATCTGCTATTTTATTTACTGCGATACCAGATGATAATTTAGCTTCAATCATTTTAATCTCTTCTTTAGAAAAAGCTCTATTTTTTCTTCTTTCTAATAACATTGACTCCTGTATAGATGCAGCGTATTTTTTATCCATTAATCTAACAAATTCTCCAACTAATTTGACAATTGGAAATGTTTCAGATGAAATAGAAAAGTCAGATTGAATATTTGCAGCATCTGAAAAATAAACTATAGAACCTACAATACCTGGATTCTTAGCAGTTGCTGATGTTACCATAAAGGACTCTGTTCCTTTACTAGAATAAAACATAATTCCTTGTTTTTCTTCTCCACCAACCTCACTAAACATCGTGTATGGAAATTTCTTAAAGTCTTTCTTTGTCTTTTTATTTACAAATTTTGCAATTAAAAGAGCTGCTCTATTTAATGAAGGATTAGTAATGGATGGATCTACTGAATCGGCTTTTGTAGCTTCTACTAAATAGTCATCATATTTTAATATCTTATGTCTCATATCGGGACTTCTGTTTTTTTATAATATTTAGACTATATATCTTTATTCTATAACTTCTATATCTAGTTTGGAAAATCCGTTCTCTCTATAAATTTGTATTTTTTTATCGAATAGTTCATGAGGAAGAACTGTGTGATTAATTACAAACGTATTAATCTTGCTATCTTTGATAACTTGTGATAAAATTTTAAGAATATTATGAACTCCATCTGCGTCTACTGAAGATAATAGCTCGTCTAAAAATAATAGATTTAATTGTGGAAACCTTAACTTAAGTATTTTTATAATAGCTATTATAATTATAAAGTCTGCTTTTTTTCTTTCACCAGTTGAAAGCGTAAGTGGATTAATTTCTTCACCTAAGTGATTTATTAAACAATTGAATTTTTCGTCAAATCTAATATGAAATGGAAGGTGCATCGTTTGTCCCATTGCTGCAATATTAGCGTTAAGGCCTGGAAGAATAGTTTTTACAGCTAAATTCTTAACACCATCTTCTCCTAAAACTTCTTCTAAGATTTCTAAGAAATTATAACTTCCAGATGTTTCATCCTTTTTATTAGCTTTTTCTTTTTCTTGAGTTTCAAAATCTTCAATGATTTGTCTTAGATGAGAAAAGTCTTTGTTAGATCCTAAAGAATCCTTAATTTTAATAAGTTCTCCTTTAAGATTTCTAATATTAGTATTAATTGTAGAAACTTTATCGTTAATAGCCCTGTCTTTAATTCTTAAATCTGCAATATCGTCTTTAATGGAAGTTACAGATTTTTCTGCTTTTTCAATTTCAGAAGGAAGAGTATTGGCTTTATTTTCAATTTCCTTTTTTCTTTCTTGGTGAAAAGAAGATGTCAATTCACCTTCACATGTTGGGCATTTATCGCTTTCATATAACGCTAGTTTTTTCTTCAATTCGTCTAATTCATATTTTAGCTTTGAATAATTAGATTGTTTTTCTTGAAGAGTTTCTTGATTGCTTGATATTTTTTCAGAAACTTTAGAACTTGCTTCTTCTAATTTAATCCTATTAGCGTCATATCTTTTTAAGCTTTCTTTTAAAGCTTCTATTTCTTCTTTATTCTTAGTATCTGCTTCTGCTAATAACTGATTTAACTTCATATTAACTGAGACGATATTTTCACTAAGCTGATTTAGTTCTTTTTCATAAGAATCTAATTCTATTTTAAGGTCTCTTCTTTCTTCTTTAATTTGCTTTTGCATATCGTTAAGAATAGAAAAACCAAACATTTTATCTATGATCTGTCTTTTGTCATGATTTGTCATGGTTAAAAAAGACTTAAAATCATTTACAGATAGAATAATTATATTTTTAAATACATGGTATGGAATTCCAAATATTTCTTCTTCTAAATAATCTTGAACTGACTTTTTACCCGCTTTATCAAATTCTACACCATTTAAAAGAACCTTAAATCTATTTGGCATTAAACCTCTTTCAATCTCTACCTTAGTCCCTTTGCAATAAAGTTCTATTCTTACCCATAATTCTTTATTGATTCTATTGGGAAGATCTGCCATTTTAACACCTTCTACTTTTCCATACAGGGCATATACTATCGCATTCGCGATTGTAGTTTTACCTTCGCCATTCTTTCCAAGTGTTAAAAGTAATTCTGCCTTATTATCTTCAAACTCTATTTTTTGAATAGAGTTTCCATAAGATGCAAAATTTTTAAATTCTATAGACTTAATCTTCATACTTCGTTGTCATAATTATATGCACACTTATCGTGTAGGTTCTTTAAACTTTCTTTGACTCTTTCTCTTGTTTCGTCATCGTGTGGTAAACCATCAACGTATGTGTTACATAGGTGCAAGATGTTGTAATTTTTATAGAGATCTTCTATTTCATCCATATCATACAAATCTTTATCTAAGAAAGAATCTTGCTCATATATGTTAGGTTCTATTTTTCTACCTATTTTTTGTATTTTGTTTATTAATCTAGAAAGTGCACTTGTAGTTGCAATGTTAGAAGGAACGTATAAATCTACGAAGTTATTTCTAATCTTATCTTTAAATTCACCTAGAGGAACATTGTAAAGACCTGTGAGATAGTATTTTACAAACTTTGGTGATATAGTATTCTCATAGAAAGTCTCTTCCATTGTTCCTAGATCAACCATATCAAATCCCTTTGTATTGCCAGAATCAGAGCGTGTTAATTCATACGGTGTTCCTACTAATCTTAATTTTCCTTTAGTTTGTCTATAATGAATATGTCCAGAATAAACGGCATCATAATTCTTATATGAAACTGTATCTGTTCCGTGGTGATTTTTTACTTTAGAATTTAAAGAAACTCCCGAAACCTCTGAATGGCAAAATACAATTTGAGAATTAGGGAACTGTGCTAGGGTTTCTGCCTCATGCGCAGAATCTCTTCTCCACGGCATTAATAAAACTTTCTTTCCACCCCAATTAAATTCCTTAGGTTCTTTATATACTGCTACATTTGGAATCCATTTTAAAGAATCAATAGAACTTACTTCATTTGATTTTTTAGCCCATATATCATGATTACCGCATATAACATGAACGGGTAAAATTTCACCTAATCTTTCGAAAAGATCTACTGCATAGTGAAGAACTCTTAGATTTATACTTTGTCTATTATCGAATGCATCTCCAACCTGAACTAAAATATCCCCGGGTTTAACATCTCTTTTTAAAGTTGGAATAAATTGGTTTTCGTAAAAATCCTTTTGAATTTCTAACCATTCAAGAGAATTAGAACGAACTCCAAGGTGCATGTCTCCGAGAATCCAGATTCTATTTACTGGTTTCTCTAATACCTTAGGCTCAATCATAATTAAAAAAGTTTATTTATATTCTTTCTTTGTAGGACGTTAGTCTTTTTATCAAGTTCTTGAATGAGGTCTTCTTTATATTTGTTACTTAATGAAGAATAGAATTTGGTTGGATTAATGTTAAAGTAGTCACATAATTCTGAAAAAAGATCAATTATAGAATATCTGTCGTGTAGCTCATCATACATAAACCCGTAAACTTCATTTATATCTAATTTTCTTAATTTAGTTATTTGTTGAAATTCATCTATTTCATTAAATTTTTTAAATCTAGAATTAGTAATTAGTTCGTGAATTTTATTTCTAATTTGCTCGCTTTCTATTTTTTCTTCTTCATCCCTATTATCAGTGTACTGTGGATTAAGATTAAATGAAATCGATCCGTTTAACTCAAAGTCACCGCCATCTTCGAAAGTATTGTCAAATATTTTATCTCTTTTTGTTCTCATATTATAAACTGTGTATATTAGAATTAGTAACTTCGTCAGTTTCAGTAAGCCTCATGTAATTATAGTTAATGCCTAATTTACATTTAGAACCTCTACCTTCACCGTCTCTTATTTTGAGTATTTTGAGCCAATACTCGTAGCTAGCTCTCATGATATCATCTTGAATAATACCTAGCATGATATCTGCCGTATGTGAAAGACCGGCTGATTCTGCAACGTCTGTCATTGTGATATCACTGGAGTTATATCCGTTTCTTGTAATTTGAGTAGCTGTTACGATTAACCAACCGTTTCTTACGCCCATTGCTCTAAGATCTTCTGCTATTTGCTTGATCTTTAAATAGGTATTTTCAGAATTAGGATTTCTAAAATTAGAAAGAATGTTGATGTAGTCAATAACAACTGCTCCTAATTTTATTTTTCTTTCTTCTTCAATTTGTTTTAAATAGGCTTCAATATCTGGAACCGTCGCCTGTGAAGTTGGAAATTGTTTAACAAATAATTGGCCCGGTGGGGTAAATCCGTCTCCTACTGTTTCTAACTTTCTTTTAATTAAATCTGCGTTCTTAGATTTTTCTTCGTAATCAGATATATCAATTCCTAATAAATTAGAACCTATTCTTTTCATAAATTTAGGAGCTGACATTTCCGCTGTTATAACTGCAGTGTTAGTTCCCATCTTAACAAAGTTTGCTGCATCATTTGCAAGATAAATCGATTTACCGATGTTCTGTTCACCTACATAAACTACTAAAGATCCATCTTTATCGTATCCTCCGTTAAGGGCTCTATCTAAAAAATTATATCCTGTGGAAACCTTTTCAGCATCTTCAAAGGAGTGGTCTTCGGGTTTAAAGAAGTCTAATCCGAGATCAGAATTAAATACGATTGAGTTTCTATCATTAATTAATGTTTTAACCTTAGAAATGATCGAGTCTGCATTATCCGGTGTTACTTCGGTAGTTTTAATATACTCTATTGTATCGATAAGAGTGTTATCAAAATTACGCCATTTTATCCATGCTTCTGCCGTAGAAGTTAACCATTCTTCATCATATTGATCTAGGTCTACGTCGTATACTATATCTACTATTGATTCTTCTACTTTTCCAGCTATCTTATCATTTTTGATAAGTAGTTTCATTTGCTCATTAGTTGGAGTTTCGTGAAACTTATCGTAGAATTTAGTGGTTAAAAAATGAATTAAGTCTATATCTTCAGAGGTATAAAATCCTCTCTTAATATTGCCTAAATATTTAGGTTTTTGTAGAGATAACTTAAAGAATATTTTTTCAAAATCGGGTCCAAACTTCATATTTGTTTTTTTATAGTTATTCTACTGTTAATTCTTTTTTTGTTTTTTTGACTTGGATAATCATTATAGAAAAGGGTTTATTTTTATTTTATATGCTTCCTTTCCTTCGTTTTCATTGGTCTGTTCTATAAGACCCATCCCTATCGCTTCTTGCAAACCTTTTTCTATATTCTCGTCTTTTCCTTTTGCAAAATATTTTTTAAGAGCATGTTTAGTAAAACTTGCCTTTTGTCTATCTGGTTGCCTTACTGCTCTCGTAATAAATATATGTAATATGTCAAATGCGTCTGGAAAAGATTCGAGCTCTTCTTGAATACCTAGTACATATTTTATAGGTAACTTATCCTCATCTATCTTGTTTATATTTAACTCCATTATGCTTCACTGTCTTCTAACATTTCTTCAACATCGATTTGAGAAATCTCAGTATTGTAGTTAAATATTGGTTGAATGTGAGCTTCGATTTGCTCTAAGACTTCTTGTGTAAATACTAGATCTGAAAAGAAATCTTTGTTTGCAACTGTATGGTCTAGGTGTTTACATATCCATGTTCTTGCGGTTGCTTTTGGAATCTTTTCTCCTTTCACAATGTTTCCTCTTGTGATTCCACATATATCCCATGTTGCATATTGTTCTAATCCAACATAAGGATTCATACCTTCTGTAAAGTTTAAGTGAAACTTAATAGGATGTGGTTTTGCAAATCTATTTTTATCTGGCTTAGCAGTAACTATGATACCTACCTTTTCTGCTCCGTCTTTTAATTGCGCCTTATTTAACATCAATACAATTGATGCCGCATACTGTGGTCCTGTTCCACCGCCTGCGATTTGCATTGGAATAAAGGATTGAGATTGGTATGTGTGGTTTGTAAATAAGAAAGGTATTTTAAGATCTGCTAATGGGGTCATTATAATTCTAAAGATAGATTTTAAAACCTTAGATCTAGTCATATCTGATTTGTCAGAACCGCTTGCTGCGTCTGCTATTTCTTTCGCAGTTGCTAAGTTACCAGCTGAATCTAAAATAATCATTACTTTAGGAACTTCACCACCTGCTCTTTTAGCTTCTTGCATTTTCTTAGTAATCGTAGTTACAGAAGTTCTAAAATCTTGAACAGTGTTAGTTGGTTGATAATTTACCTTAGAAGTATCAATTCCGAACTTTTCCATTTGCTCTTTATCGACTGCTGCTTCTGAGTCATAGTAAATTACGCTATAACCTTTATCAATAGCTTCTCTTACTGTGTTTAGCATTAAAAAGGTTTTACCAGTTCCTGAAGGACCTGCAATAGAAGATGATCTATTATTGGGCCATCCCTTAAACAATGAACCTGATACGCATGCGTTTAAGTGGTAGTTTCCTGTGTGAATCCAATCTGTTACTTCTGAAAAGTTGGAACTTTCCATAATAGAACCTAAAGGATTTATATTAGCTAATTCGCTATTTAAATCGTCAAATGTAAAATCTTTATTTTTTGCCATCTTTGAATAATTTTTTTTCTTGTTTTCTTAGTGTTTCGAGTTCTTTTATTAGAACATCAGATTCTTTTTTTAAAGAATCCATTTTATCTTGTAGAGAAATTAACTTATCATAAATAACTTTATACTTTACAACAAAAGCCTGTTGTTCTTCATTAAGTTTAGTTGGATCTAGCATCTTCTCTTTCTTTTATTTCGTCAAATATACTAATTTGATTTTTATCAGTTCTATTTGCTTCAAGTTCTTTAATAACTTCTGGCCAAACTAGGTTTCTAACCTTATTTCCTAATTCATAATTATTAGGATTTGTTTTTACCAATTCTATTATTTTACCTTTAAAATTCATTTTGTTTATTTTAGAATAATGATGTAGAGTAAATTAAGTTTCTATTTAGTCTTTGAAGACCCACTGAAGTTAAAACTCTATTGATCGGATCTATTACAGATTTTTCAAATTGAGTTTCATAATCTACTTGTGGAGCAATTTCATACGGATGAGCACCTGGCTGATACGCATACATTTCACATACATTATGGTTACAATGATATAGTTTTAGTTTTTCACCATTACCTATCATTTTATACTTATTTTTATATTTAGGATTCTGATTCATTAAGAAATTATAAAATCCTGCTGCTTTAACATTTGGAGGACATTTTAATCCATATTGAAATTCTATAGTGTCGTCTACGATATATTTTTCAATGTTATTTGTTCTTTTATTGAAAGATATTTCGTCAACGTTAGCCATTTTAAATTCTTTCTTTGCAGTTTTCAAAAAAGAAACTAATCTACTTAACATGTCCGCAGTTGGTTTCTCAGAAAGAATTAATTTGAGAGCTTCGGTTAAATGCTTTCTCGCAAGTGTAGGAGTGGAAGACTGAATAGTATCAAATCCGATTGTCTTAATTTTCTTAAGAGAAGGGTATCTGTCATCTATTTCTAATTTATCTTCCCATGCAATATCCTGTAAATACTTTTTCTTAGCTAGCCAAATTCCAGAATACGCTATAGTTTCTAATTCGAAAAATAAGAAATTATCTGTATTGGTTGCTTCTGCATATTTTTTCATGGCGCCTGTTATATAATCTTTAATTCTAAAATTATATAGTTCCATGATAAATTTGTCAATAGGCATTTTTTCTTCGTGCCATTCAATAGATTCATACATTTCTTCAAATTGTACATAGCATGAATCTGTATCAATATAAACTACAGAAGGTCTTACTAATTTATTTTTAATAGAAATGTTAAAATGTTTGTGTACTTTCGAATCTTTAGGCCAAAATTCTTGAAAATATTTATTAAGAATTTTTTCAGAATATAGAATTGCGTTTTGACCCTGTAATGTAATTGACTCTGCAATGTCTATGTTAAAAAAATGGAACCACTTATTACCAAATGCACCATAAATAGAGTTCAGAGTTACCTTTACTGCTTGTTCATATGCAGTATACTTAGCGGACATAGTTTGATAATAGTCCGCTAAGTTTTGCATTTCATCCCTAGTAAGGTCTTCTTCGGGCTTGTTAATTAGTGTGTTTATATCCATCTATTACTCTGCTGTTTGGCAAGTTGCAATAGTTAAAAGTGTTTCAGAATCATTAGATCTTAGAACAACTCTATTGTCTAAGACATGGGCTGTATAATCTTCTTTATCTAAAAGATTTAGGTATTTTTTGAAAAGAGTTACATTAGTTCCTGAATCACCATCGTAATCAGGTGTTACTAGCATATTATAAGTTTTACCTAATAATTTAACTCCATTTCCATTCGCGTTAATTGAGAAGGTTTCTTCTTTATCTAATGAGAATAGGTTTCTCACTTTAGCAAGTGAAGTATAGTCTAAATCAAACTTGAAAGTAGACGCTTCGGTGTTAAAAATACCTTGAATTTGAGAATCCGTAAGGTCTTTATATCCTAATGATGGCTCAGAACATGCTAATGTGATTTCTAATTCATCATTAAAGATTTTAAATGTAGTTGCTACACAATCTTCTTCGTTTTCTACAAATTCTATTTCTGCAGAAATTGCGTCATAGTCAAATTGCTTAAATGCATCTGTAATTTTAGAAGCGTCAAAGAATGCTATCTTTAATTCTTTTTCTGTTTTAATAGCATCATCTTCTAATTGAAATACTTGAGCGATTGGCATCCTGTGATGCTTAACTGCATCTCTTTGTGGCAAGTAAGCTGATGCTTGTACTACGCCATCCTTTAATTTAAAATAGACAAAAGAATCAATTACTTTAAGTCTATTTACGAAGCCGATGAAGTTGTTTGAATCGACCTTACTGATTGAAATTTTCATGAATGTATAATTTTTATTTGTTTATTATTCTACACAAAAATCATAAATTGTTTCAGTAAAAAAATCGAAGCCAGGAAGTAGCGAACTCCTGGCTTCTAAAATCCGAGAACTATCTCGGCCCTAAGACGTGGTCTTCAAACCACACCTTTATCCATCACAAGCCAAGCAATCATCCATTGCTCGCTGTGCAATATCTCCTCTCAATACTGATTCAGTTCTCATATAGTAGAGTGTTTTTATTCCTTGCTTATAAGCTTCTAAATGAACTTGATTAATATACTTAGGTTCTGCCTGAGTAGGAAATGCTAAGTTTAAAGAAACTGCTTGATCTACGTACTGTTGTCTAACTCCCGCTTGTTTTACTAATTCCATCTGATTAATTTCCTTAAATGTTCTAAACACATCTTTAACTGAAATATAAAGATCTTTTTCATGATCAGTTAATTTGTCATAGGCAGTCTGTCTGATTGGAGCATCGTTACTTCCTTCTTTTACCCAATATTCATCTAATATATCAACTCCTTGAACAGAACCTCCATCTTCTAATATTTTATCCCATACACTTTTCTTATTTTGTTTAATCTTAGCTAGCATGTCTTCAAGTGCAGGATTCTTTCTAATAAAAGTTCCCTTTGCTGTTTGCTCAGTAAATACATTTGCGGCCCATGGCTCTATACCTGGAGAAACGTTACCTGCTAATTTAGAATTAGAAACCGTAGGGGCGATTGCTCTTAGGTGAGTGTTTCTCATTCCAGTTCCTACACACCATAGCGGTTCTCCAAATTCTGTAGCTAAATCTCTACTTGCTCTTTCACTTTCTACTTTAATTTGTGAAAATATTTTTCTAGTTTCAAATTGTGCAGACAATGAGTCGAATGGAATATTTCTATCTTGTAAATATGTATGCCATCCTAGAACTCCAAGGCCTAATGCTCTTCCTTTTTCAGCGGATCTAACTGCATTTTCAAACCCTCTCATGTATTTTGCCCTGTGAATAAATTCTTGAAGTACGCCATCTAAAAAGTACGTTGCTGTATAAATTAAATCAGTGTCTTTCCACTCATCATATTTCTTAAGATTCACAGAAGATAGACAACATACAAATGAATGATTTTCATCAGTATGTAGAGTAATTTCCGAACAGATGTTAGTCATATAAACTTTTAAACCATTTTGTTTATATGCATCAGGATTCATTCTATTGATATTGCCCTTAAACATTATATATGGTTCTCCCGTTGCTCTTCTTTTTCTAATCACGGCGGCCCATCTTTTACGAGCTTCTTTATCTCCAGCCTCTATCTTTTGCATAAACCCGTCAGATACTACAATACACTGGTGTACGTTTAAACATTGTCTGTTTACGTCACCTTTAGGTTCTCTAACCTCTAACCATTCCCAAAAATCATCATGTTCTATATCTATATTGACTGACGCTGCACCTCTTCTTACTGAACCTTGATTAGTTGCTAAAATTGTAGAATCATAAATTTTTATAAAAGGGACTACTCCGTCCGAGGTACCGTTCCCTGTAATAGTTGCTCCAGCTGGTCTAATTTGATTTACACCAATTCCAACTCCTCCTCCATGTTTAGCAAGTAACATTAACTCTAAATTTTTAGAACCTATATCGTGAATTGAATCAGCAACGTCGATCCCGAAACATGAAATTGGAAGGCCTCTTTCTGAACCTGTATTTGAAAAAACAGGAGTTGCAAGATTTAACCATCCTTTCCACATATAATCGAAAAATTTACTTGCTAATTCTGGTTTTCCTAATCTATGTGCCACTGTTGTTGAAACTCTCCAATATGCGTCCTTTGGAGTTTCTCCTTCTAAAAGATAACCTTTAGATACGGTTTTAACATATACTTCTGTGTTTGCCCATACTGGAAAATCTATTCCTAGCTTCCATCCTTCTGATTCTCCGCAATTTCTTTCTTTTCCCTTTTCGTTATACTCCGGACTTGGAGCATCGTTATAATTTCTAATCATCTTTAGTTATATTATCTTTTAAAATAAATCATCTTCGTCCCAGTTTTCATCTTCTCCTGCTTTAGAATAGTCAGTTGGCCTAATTGCAAAAAAGTCAGTATGTGTGTGTCCTCCTGTGAGGTGATAAAACCAATCTAATTCAGAAGCAGATTCTTTATTATATTCAAATGCAGAAGAATAACCTAATTCTGCGAGCTTTTCGTTACCTCTTTTCTTAATAAACTCCTTTAAATTAGAAGCTTTTAGGTTTTCAAGATCTCCCATTTCAAACATCTTATCAATAAATTGCATTTCCATGTCTATCATAAGCTTTGCTGCCTCTTTAACTTCCGTTTCTACCTCGTCTCTTAGTGTAGGATATTCTTCGCACATGTGATTAAATAATTGGCATCCCATCTTTGAGTGTAAAGATTCGTCTCTTACTGACCACTTCATTTGTTGGCCAATACCCTTAAGAAGGTTTCTCATTTGAAAGGAATAAAGGACTGCGAAAGAAGAGTAAAGAGCTACTCCTTCTGCAAATGCTGAAAAAATAGCTAAAGATCTAGCAACCTCTTTCCTTGCCTCTGAGTTATGTTCAAGATCACTGTGCTTATATTCAGAAGTAGTATTCATCAAGAACTCAAATCTTTCAGCGGTAGAAGGTTCGTGTAAAAATCCTGAAAAATCATCTAATCCTAAAGTTTCATTTAAATAAGAATATGCAGTCGCATGTATAGTTTCTTGTGAACCAAACATCATAGCCATTTGTCTAATTTCATGCTTAGGAAACCAATCTGTAACCATATTAGTCCAATAATCAGAAACCGCACATTCAGTTTGTGCAAACCCCAAAAGAATATTACCAACTAAGTTTTTTTCAGAAGGAGAAAGATTCTCATTCCAATCCTTTACGTCTCCTTGCATGGAGATTTCGGTATGTAACCAAAACGCTTGTGCCTGTTTTAACCATCCTTCTGTATAATATATTGGATATTCAAAAGGCTTAAATTCTACTCTTTCTTTAAAAATTGATGGATTCATAATTTACGTTTTCTTAATTTTTTACACAATAGACCTAAGTCTAAAAAAGACCACACTGATAACAGTTGGTCTCGGGTTGATAGGTGTTATATATTCGAGTACATATGTTAACTACCATCCCGAGAGAAAAAGATTAACTTAATCTTTTTCTAAGTTTATCAGCTTTTGTAAAATACTCATAAGAAGTATTCTTATAAGCTTTACGCTGATCATACAGGTCTGCTAATATTTTTTTTAACATTGAAGTTTCTTGCTTGTATACAACTCCGTTCTCACATACAATAACTTCTTTGTCATTTCTTCTTTCTTTTATCTCACTAGAATCTATTTTTTCTATAAAGGAATCTGGTGAAATATTAAATTGTCTCATAATAGAGGGATATAGAGAAGCAAAGTCAAAGGCGCTTACACCTTCATAATACCCTGTGATAGGTTCTTTTACAAAAGCTCCGGCATATTGTCCATTCTTTTCTCCATCTTCTTTAGGTTCTGATCCAATTCTTTTACCTTCTTCTGAAAGTTTTCTTGCAATCAATGATTCTGTTACAGCAACCGGAGATGCAGCTTTATAGAGAGGCATTTTTGTAATGTTTGCAAGAGTTAATAGAACTTCCATTGACTTTAATTGTTGATCGATATAATATACAAGAACCGAGTCAACTACATTATAATAAATGTATTTAGTAAAATCATCTCTATAAAGGTCTTGGAGTGAACCTGTAAACTTAATCTTATTTACATTTAGAACTTGTCCTGCTACATAATCAAGTGCATTAGATTCTTTTACCTTTACAGATCTATCATACTTATCATAAAGTTGCATGTAATCTAAGATTCCAATGTGCAAAGGTCTACTATCATTTCTATCTAAAGATTGAGTCATAGAAACTTCTGCAACATCTATTTGAAGTCTTTTACATCTGTTTACAATATATTGCCAGTCATAGTTAATAAAGTTCCAGCCTGTCATCATTGGAAACTTAGGTAGAAATTTCATTAAGAAGGTGTAGACCATATCATATTCAGTTTCAAACTTATGATACCTAAATTCCCAATCTTGATCAAAGTTCTTAAAATAGTTATTAGTATCTTCTTCAATCTTTTGAATATTAGAAGAAGACATATCTTCTAATCCAAGAACAATTGCTTTATGATCAGGTGTGATAATAGAAAAAGATAGAATTCTACTTTTTGCTTCTTCTGCTTTTGGAAAACCATCAACAATTTCTGTCTCAATATCGACAAAATATGTTTTAGGCATATTATATGCAAAAATTTCTTCTTTATCTTTTTCAGGTAAAGAGTCTAGAAAATAAGTTAAAGAAAATTTATTGTATCTTCTTGCGTTACCGAGCTTCACTGATCTTCCGTCCCAGTTTTTATGGTCTAAACTTCTACCCCTATCTTTACCGTCACATACATACCAATTCTGATATTGCTGAACTGGATATTGTTTAAAAGCTACTTTACCCTCGGTGTCGTAATACGATATAATTACATCCTTGTCTCTTTGTTCAATGTCTAATATCATTAATAGCCTCTTTTTTGACGTTGAACATTTTCTTCTGCTTTTGCGAAATAATAGTTGTATGCTGTTTTAGCATCGAGGCCAATTGATGCCGCATAATTAATAAAGAAGTGTAGAATATCTACCCATTCCATATATAGTTCTTTCTTATCATTTTCAGAAAGATCTGAAACTTTAAGATTATCAAACTTCGTGAAATCTTTTTTCCAATATTTCCAGATAGCATTTCCGCTACCGTCTTTAATACCTCCTAAGGCATCTGTCATTTCATGAATTTCATCAATAACTGCATGGGTGTTACAGTGCCAAAAATTCATAACTTCCCTAAGTGTCATGTCTTCAAAATTAAAACCATAAGTCTGCTCTTGCATTTTCTTTTGGTTTTCCATGATATCTGCCAGGTGAGTGGTAGATTCTGCATAGAAGTCTTTAACTTCTAAGTCTTTGCATTCGTTGTCTATGTTTGCCATTTTTTCGCTACTTTATTATAATACTTAAAACAATGAATTTGTTTTTAATTCTACTGGTCTTTCTACAGATCTTTTATTAACATTGTTAATAGCTTCGAAGAGATCAGTGTTAACAACTTCTGGGGCGTTATGTAATTTAGCCAATCTTAGTGAGTTTTTTCTGAACTTATCTCTTCTTTCATGATCGTTTGCTAATTCTAACATCAACGGAATAGAGGCTTCGATGTTATCTCTATCTACAAAGATTGCAAAATCTTCTAATTGAATGAATGGAACTCCTTCTGTTCTGTGAATTACATGTTCTCCCCAGTGTTTATCGAAAAGAGGAATAGTTCCTGCTGCGATTACCTCGCACATTGCATATTCTATCATAGAACCGTAAAGTCTTTCAGGAAGATTAAAGAACTCTGCGCCAAACATTGATTTTCCTAGTTCTCCCATTCCTTCAGCTAGATTATAAGGTCCGTGAATGTATAGTTTATTAGTCTCCTGTGGATATGTGATTGGATTCTTTTTTTCGTTTACTTCAAAGATGTCTGGTCTTAGTGTTTTTCTATCTTCTTGAAGAAACATAGGAAGAGCTCCCATTGATCTTTCAACTCCTCTACATTCTGTTACAAAATTATGATCTTTCATTAATTCCATAATATCGAACATTCTAAAAGGATCTTTAAATCCTGCAAATCTACCAAAATAAGTAGTTCTTCTTTCTTGCTCTTCAACTGGAACTACAACATGATTCCAAGCATCATAGTCATAAGGATTAAGATTCATTTCAATAAGTGGAGTATCAGGTGCATGTTCTCTTAATTTATTTGCAAAATTAGATCTTGCTGAATAATTAAACATTGCATCCATAGATTTCATAATCTCCCAATATTTATAATTCTTTGCGAGATTTGCAGTATTGTGGTCAAGGCAATTTCCTATTTTAATAGGATTTTCAAGACCATAAATACAGTGTTCGATAAAGTCTTCGTTAAACTCATCTCCAACTGATTTGTGTGGATATGATGTGTAATAAACTACATCATTTTTTTCAAGTTCTTTTGCGATATTAGGGATATCTTTTCTTTTGAATTCGGTTGCTACGATGTCTGTCATTTTGTGACGAGGCCATCTTTTTTCGATAGCTGCATAAATGGTTGCATCATGACCTTCTTTAATAAGCCAATTATAAAATTCGATTGTGTGTCTTGTGAGTCCACAGCCTTCGACTCCTTTTGCTAATACTAGTGCTATTTTCATATTTGTGATCCGTGTTTTATATTAAATCCTCCATGCTTTCTCCAAGATTCATCTTCTTCTCCTATCTGTATTTCTCCTTCATATCCTTTTTCAGAAGAGTCAGAATATATGTCCATTTCTGAATATACTAAATCTGCCAGGGCTTCGTGCGTTTCTTCGTCAGTTACTCCAATATCTGAACCTACAAGTTCATCCATTCCTTCTAAATCCCAATAGTTCTCTGCGAGATATTCTACAAACTCTTCTTCAGTCGTTCCTTTAAAATTTGGAAATTTTTCAGTTTCTAAAGTTACAATTGGAGTTGCCTCTGCAATGTAACGATACTCTGTTCTTCTTACCTGAACTTTCATATTATTTATTATTTACATAGTTATCTAAACCTTGAATATATGCAACCGCATCTAAGAGATTGTCTCTCTTATGATTGTAACTTTCTCTTGAAAATTTAAGTGCAACTAGTGCCTTAAACATATCTGCGCCTGTTACGTCATGGCCTGTCATACCCTTAAAGATTAAAGCTGCTCTGTCCATGCCTTCTGAAAAAGGACCATAATTACGGTCCGCTTCTTCACTCCTGTTATTTACAATTTCATTTGCTTCTTCTAGAATACTTTTCATAAGAATGTGTTTAGTTATTATACTCTATATATGTGTTTTGTTTACGGATAGTTCTTCTAATTTTTCTTCTATCTTTATAGCAACGTCTTCTGCTCCTTCATTGTATGCAAACTGTGTTTCGTGATCAGGATCAGAAAACTTAATTTCTTCTAACGAAATTTCTATGATTTTTAAAATTATTTCTTTATTCATTTTAATTAGATATAAAATTATTTAGGCTGGTTGTAATGTCTTCTGCGAGATGAGATGTTTTATGTAAATTAGACATTGTGAATTTACCTCTCTTATTTAAATTTTCTTTAACAACCTTATTTGGAAATATATATGCGTATTCTGCATTTAAATTAGAACCATATTCCCATTTAACAAACACGATATGTTTGGCATCTTTACTTTCTAAGTTTCCATAATGATACGCAGAAACGGTTGTATTGGTATGTTTAACTTCGTACGTATCTTTAAATTTTTCACAGGTGACATCATATCCTTTTTGATTTCCTCCTATACAAAGATATTGTGTTTCTTTTGTTTTTGTTAACCACCTTGTTATGACTTCTTCAGTGATCGCTCCCATGACGTTGGCATTATTTTGCCCAAAAGCTTTCTTTACTTTTTCTTCTAATTCTAATTTTAATTTTACAATTTCTAGAATATCTTTCATTCTTATTTTATTTTTACTTCGTAATTTTTATCCCACTTACCTATTTGAACCCATGTGTAATAGTCAGGAACGTGACCATAATCACTGTCTTCAAATCCTTCTCCCATTCCTTCGTTTAGAATAGGCATAATAACCTCCATTACATCTGCAATTACGGGTTGGCTTTCCCATTCTCCCGTATCTGAGTTGTATCTTTCTTCTCTATAATTTCTATAAGGACTTAGTTGTGTATATCCAGTGCCAAAGTCAGTTGGTCCATTCATAATTGCGACCTTGATTCCACTGTAATGTTCAGTGGTAATAGATAATTTATACTGTGGCAGGGCTTTTTTAAGTTGCTTTCTTTTTTCTGAAACTTGTTCTTTTGTTATGTAAGGCATATCTTTAATTAATTATTACTCTATAAATATAACAAAAAAACCCGAGATAAAAAAATCCCGGGCTGTTTTTTTTCAAAAAAAGTGCATTTTTATACGTCTTGTGGAAAATACTTATCTAAAGCTTCTAATTTATCATCTGCATCGACTAACATAGTTAATGCCTCATCTGCATTTTCATAAAAGTCTTTAGTGGAGTGGTCTCCAATACCTGATCCTTTATTACCTAAAAGGTCTAAAGTTAAAAGTGCTTTTGCTTTTTGTGCTAGAGCGTCTGCTCTTAACATTTCGATTAATTTTGCATTCATAATTGAGTTTCTAATAATTTAATAGTTTCTTCTTTTAAAAATTCTTCAAAGGAAAGGGGAATCATTTCTCCTAAAATAGCATTTACCTTTGAGCTATTAAGCGCGTATCTTCTATCGTGTCCCAGTCTATCTGGTACGAATTCATATTCTGGAGTTCTACCCATAATTTTTCCGATCATTTCAATAACCTCTAAATTAGTGTATCTCTCTTCAGAACCAATATTAAATACTTCGTTAATTCTATCTGACATCATTAAGTTATAAATAACTAGCGTATTGTCTGTTACGTCCATCCATTCTCTAACCTGCTTTCCATCTCCATATACTGGAATTTTCTTTCCTTCTTTAATGGATCTCATAATGGTTGGGATAAATTTTTCTTTATGTTGATGGGCACCATAGTTATTACATGTTCTTGTAATAATATATGGTAAATCAAATGTTCTATGTGCAGATAAAACTAACATATCAGAAGACGCTTTAGTTGCGGAATAATAGGAGGATGCAACTAAAGGAAACTGCTCGTCAGCGGTTACGTCTTTACTGATATCGTCCATATCTCCGTAAACTTCATCAGTTGAGATATGAATAAATTTCTTAAGGTTTTTATTTTGTCTTGCACATTCTAATAAATTAAAAGTTCCTTCTACGTTTGTTCTAACAAAAGGTCTTCCGTTTGCAATAGAATTATCTACATGGCTTTCTGCTGCAAAGTGAACTAGATAATCATATTCTCCAAGGTCTTCTATTGTTACGTCACAAATATCTTTTTGTATTAGAGTAACTTTAGTTTTAATATTATTAGGATCAGCGGCGTATGTCATTTTATCTACTACGACGATTTCTGCTGTTGGGTTTTTTCTTCCGATTGTGTTAACGAATTCAGATCCTATAAATCCAAATCCTCCGGTTACAATTATTCTCATTTCTTTTTATTAATTATTGAAGCAGCTTCTTCAGCTGTTACGGATTTTACATTTTCTTCTATGATTGAAGGATTCTGTAGAATAGTCTGTTTAGTGATAAGGTCTTTAATTCTGGTTGTTGACCAATTGTGAGACCTGGTTGTATAAATAACCTCGATTGGCATGTGATCTCCGGTGAATCTTTTACCGATGTAATCATCTCCTAAAATTCTAACATCTGGTTTATAAAACTCGATTAAGTTTAAAAGGTCTTCTTCTGTTTGATACGTAACCACCTCGTCTACGTATTTGATTGCCATTAAAGTTTTATATCTTTCATAAAGAGGAATTACTGGCTTATATTTAGTATACCTTGTTTCTGACGGATCTCTTTGTAGAAATACCATAAAGTAATCACAGTGTTCTTTTGCTGTTTCAAATGTGTAAATATACCCAGGATGGAGAAGATCGAAATTCCCTGCTGTAAATCCTATTTTACCTTTATTTTGATCCATTTATTTTATTTTCTTGTAACTTAATTCTAAGCCACAATTGGTGAATAATTATTTCAATAGATTTTTCATCATCCTGTTCAAGCGCAGTAATAATAGAAAACTGATCAACTAATTTTTTAGCAGAATCTAGATGATCGACGGTGACACATGAATCAATGACAGCTTCGATTTTCTCTATCGCTTTAATTGACCATGTTTTATAATTTCCGGGCCTGAAGATAATGTTATCCATATTGTTTATTATACTGTTAAATTAAAAATTGTTTATATTTTATATTTAGAACGATACCATTTAATTAAGATGCTAGCCGTTTTATAATTAGTAGCCAAGGGGACATCGTGGACGTCACATAACCTCATTAACATTGAAATATCTACATCATGTGGATGTTTATCCAGGGGATCTCTCATGAATATCACGCCAGTAACCTCACCTCTTACCACCATTGCAGCTATTTCGGCATCTCCTCCTAAAGGCCCACTTTGAACAGTGGTAACTCTATTGATTCCGGCATGCTTTACCTTCTTACCCGTAGTTCCTGTGGTAATAATATCAACAGCTTCATTATTAAAAAAATCAAGTCTTTTAGAAACAAAAGCTACCATGTCTGCTTTTTTGTTATCATGTGCGATTAATGCGAATCTCATCTTGTCCATACTATATAAATAAAAAATGCTTTGTAGTTATACAAAGCATTCTAAAATTGTTTAAAACTAATGAGTAGAGTTATATTTCCCAGATCATTACAGTTCCTGCATCATACCATTCGCTGTACCATCCTCTTTTATTTAACTCTTTTTCCCACTTTATATTTACACCTAATTCGTATGATTTACCAGATGTATAGTAATCATAGATTGTTACTCCTTTATATTCATCTCCATCTTCACCTGAAACCCATATACCACCCTGAGAACCATTAAATTCTTCAGTGGTTTTTACAAATCTCATGTATTTCTTTATGAATTTTATAGTATCTTCTCTATCATGTTTCTTTTCGGTAACCAATGATTCGAATGCAGCATCTTTATCAACTATTTCAAAGCTAACTGTATCATGAATACTTGTTTTTCTCTTTCCTTCTTTTCCTTTCTTTATTTCAACGAAAGCTTCTTGTCCTCCAACTTTACCGTCGACTCTTTTATAGAAATAACCGTATTGGGTTTTGATATATTCTCCTACCTTTACACTTTCAGCTTCAATAACTACTGATTCTGCGTAACCTTCAATATCCCATTGAATTCTTTGCATTACGTCTTCACCTCTAAATTCTTTCTTAGCCCATTGTAATAGACCTGGTTCATGTTTAGCGTTTTGTGCCATATCAAATGCATTCTTCCAACCATCATTAGAAGCTACATCTTCAATCCATTGATCGTATTTCTTTCTATTCCATCTTACTTTCTTAACGGCTTTCTTATGTGGACCATCGCCTAATATAGAAGTAGCGGCCATATAACTGCCAGGTTTAAATACACCAAGATCTTCTCCAGTCTCATCGTATTTAATCTCTTTTCTAAATCTTCTTAGTGAATATTCACCACCTTCAATTTGCTTTCTTCTTGAAACTTCACCTTGTCTTTTACCTAGTTCGATTTTCTTTTCTTCTGCGGTTTTAGGATCTGTTTCAAAATGTAAAGATTTAACTAAATCTCCAATACCTTCAAATGCTTCATTAGTTGGTTTACCTTGAAAAGATTCAAATGATTCTAAGTGTTTCATTTTCTTTTTCTTCTTCTTTTTATATTCTTCTTCAGCATCTCCTCTTCCGGCTGGAATATCCCCTGATCCAACTGATGTTTCAGTTGGTAAAGAGACTTCTCCCATTCCGGCCATATCGCCAAGTGATAAGTTTTCGTTTAATTCCATATCTTAATATTCAAATGGAGGTGTTCCATAATCATCCTGTTCGATGCCATACCAAACATTTCCTACTTGAAAATACCACCATCCGTATTTTGTGTCGTCTACTATTTTAAATTTCTTGGGTAATTTGACAGATTTTTTTGGAGCTCTAGCAATATACTTTAAAACTGGAACACCATCGTCCCATGTTTTTTTAGTAGATCTTGCGTCAACAGAACCTCCATCCGAAACAGCATCATAAACTTTAGCATCATCAATTTCAGTAGCTAAAGTATCAATTGCTGATTCATTTATAAATTGCTCATATAGTTTTACTTGTTTCATAGTTCTTGTTTTTTAATTATGACCAGCCTTCTGCTGTTTCCATAGTTTCTGCAAATTGTTCTGCAGTAGTTACTTCTCCCATCCATTCTGTTTCAGCTTCTTCTGATTCACACCAGACTGTTTCACCATTCCAAAAGAAAGTGTAACTCTGTTCTGAACCAAATGGATTTTCATAAGAGCCCGTTTCAACTGAAATTTCGTTTCCACTAGCATCAACGTTCTTAAAGCCAAAACCTTCTAGTTCTTTCTTTACTTTTCTAGCGTTAAATCTTTCGTTAATAAACTGTTCATACAATTTTACTTGTTCAAACTGTTTTTGAAAGGCTTGTCTCTTATGAACTTTATAGCCTCTGTTTCCTGTTCTTCCAGCCTCTGCTTCCATGTGAACTTGCCAAATAGTTGATAAATTTCTAGTGAATGTATTTAATTGACCTCTCCATGCAGTATTTGTAGTAACATGTTTAAATGCTTTTTGAGCAGCTTTCATCCAATCTGCATGTATTTTATTACTAGCTCCATAGTCTCTATCGTCCTTTGCCTTAAAAAAAGAATCAGAATCTTTTACAAATTTCTTTAATAATTTATCTAAGTCTTTATCAAAGTCGTTAAGATCGTATTTAGCAGGTTTAATATCTCCGTAAATTAATTTAGTTCTTTGAACTAAACCTGTTAAGAACTCTCTATCATCCTTGTCGCCAGTAGTTTCCCACTTAAATTTTTCTTCTATTTTATTATTCATAATTTTTAAGTCTTATTTTACCAAACTATGTTCTTGTTATCCCATTTAGCCATTCGCTGCTTAAGCTCTAGAGCTTTACGTTTAGCATCTCTTTTATACCAATCGCTTGAAGTTCCATATTTTTCTTCTTCAGTTTTTGCATTAACGTATGCCGAAACATATCCTTGATAATCTGACAATATATTTGAAATATAATTGGTTAAATCTCTAGGTTTAATATCTCTTCCTTTAGGATCTTTTCCTATTGATAATTCGTTATAGTCTCCCATTTCTTTTTTAGCTAAACCGGCCATTAAGAATTGATGAGCATCTTCAATAATTTCTTTAACTTGTTTGTCTATTTTATCTGGATTATCTGCTCTTTGTGCTAAAATTGATTGATATTTAGTGATGTTTGCTTGTTTAATATCTTTTGGATTATCAAACGCGGTAGCATCGGCTTTTTGAGAAAATCTTTGCGATACTTTATTACTTGTAGAAAGTCTATCTCTAACAGCGTCTAAATTAATAATGTAACATTCGTCTGAAACCTCTGCGATTCTTTTAATATTTCCTAAGCCTGTTCCACTCCATGAACTATGAGATTTATCTATCCCGACAGTGTCTTTAGAACCAGGGTATCTTCCTCTATTCTTTAAAGATCTTGTAGTTTTATGTCTTTGTTTTCCATCCACATACTCTCTAGTATATGCAGCATGATTGTCAAACATTTCGTTTTTACCATTTGAGACTGCTAATAGGGTGTTTCCTGGAATAATATCTTTTCCACCATAACTATTTCTAGGTGTGTAAGGATTTTCCTTTTCGTTTCTAGAAATCCAAAATACTAATACATTTCCGTATGTTTTTGCTTTCTTATAAACTTCAACTGGATTTGAATTAGTGATAACCATGTCGTCGGTTACTTTATCTAATGCTACTTTAGCAAGACCATATATACCCTGTATTAGTTGCTTACCACCCTGTCTGATGTCTATTAAGTTTCTTAGTTTAGAAGACTTAAGAGCTTCATTAAGTTCAATATCTAATGATTCAGTTGCTCTGTATTTTGCAAATTTACCCTTTTTAATCTTTTTAACTAATTCAGCTTCACTGTCGTCCATGTGACCATATACGTCATTACTTGTTGCTGCGTTTACTATTTCTCCAGCATCTCCAATAAAATAAGTTCCACCGGCGAATTCTTCTCCATCCATATCTAGATCCCATCCTCCAGCATCTAATGAATCTTTAGAAATTGTAAATTCTTTACCATCTGCCTTTGAAAGAGCCGATGCTAATTTTTGTGCTATTTTAGCAGTATCTTTCTGCTTCATAACCTTTGCTTCATTGATAAAATTATCGAAGTTAGTATATAGTTTCATTTTCTATAGTTTTTATTTATTGTATATATCCTTTATAAAAGATTCTAGGGTTAAGTTAACTACTTGCTTATTCGTAATTTCTTTAAAAATTCTTTTTCCATATTTAGAAAGCTTGATTCCTTCTTCACTTACCATAAAAAATCTAGAATTTCTTCTCATCCATCTTTTACTGTCAATAGATTTTTCTTTTAAAATATTATTGAATTCTTCTTCTGTTAATATTCCATCCGAAAGAGCTTCTATCATTGCGTTTCTAACCCTTGCAGATCTTCCAGCTGTTTTTGCTGGATGCTTGTCTGTATACTTTCTTTTTATTTGAATTTTAGATTCAGAAACTACAGATTCACCAATACCTGCAATATCTGAGTATTTAACCTCATGCTCTTCTCCGTCTTGATCGATTGCAAATACAACATCATCGTGCCACATTTCTGCATTGTCGTCATTGTTAGAATCTGGGTTATAAACTAGTAGTTGAGTACCGTCTCCTAATTGAATAAACATGTCGTCTTTATTCTTAATTGCTTTTAATAACTTTTTCTTGTTATATTTTTCTTCTACTTTTTCACCTGCTTTTAAAGGTGCCATATCTTTATACATGCCATATAACCAATCCATGAAGTCAGGTGTATTTTGAAATACTTTCTTATAATCTTTCTTAAACTTTTTTAAGAAATCATCCCAGTTTTTAGAATCGGATGCCATCAAATGAATATTTGACATTACACCTTCTGTTATAACTAATTTTACATCTTTGTTTTTTCCAGCTACGGCGTCGTCTAATTCTTTAGTTAAAGACTTTTTCTTTGCTGTTAAATCAATTAATTGTTGTCTTAATTTTGATTTTTCATCACTTCCTTCTTCAGCAGCAACATATACTTTAACTATATCTTTCATTTTATTAACTGTTTCTCCAAACTCCTTTGAAATCTTGTTAATAGAACGAGCTTCATTTAAGGTAGATTCTTCTAATTTTTTAGAAGCTAAATCTTTATCTTTTTTAGAAACATTATCTAAGTAAGACCCGTCTCCCCAGAATTTAACAACTAATTCAGTTTGAGTAGTTGAATGCATTCCTGGTTTGTAAACTGCAATATCTCTTAGTTTTTTATTAGAAGAGATAGTTTTCTTCATAAAGTCTAGTGCTTGTTTCTCGCTTCTAAACTTTTTCATAGCACTTACGCCATCGCTATAAATAACTTCGTAGTTTTCAGTAACTGATGATTCATCTAGTTTATCTAAACCCCAGTAGTTAGCCATGTCGTATTTTACTGGATAAATTGCTAAATCTCCAACATTACCTTCAGTCGCTTCTATGTTTTTAGCAAGATAGAAATCTCCAGCTCCTTCTTCGTAGCCCCAATCAGCTGCGTCTGCTTTCATTTCTTTCTTAAACATTTTAGCAATTTTCTTAAAATTACCAATAGCAATTATTTTTACAACATTATCATTATAATCTATACCCTTATCTCCTACTTTTAAATCTCCTTTAGCTTCAGTAACTACTGACTCATAGCCATCATATTCATATACAACTTTCTTGTTTCCTAATGCTGATGCCATAGCAGAAACTTCAATCCAATTTACTTTTTCGCCATCAGGTCCTTCCCACTTACCTTTACCAAGGCATGTGTAAGTGATACCATTGATTTCAATAGTTCTACCTGCTGGTGCCATCTTTATAGAGTTGCCGGCAGCTTTACCCTTGATTTCTTTTTCATTGTAGAAATCATCATATTCATCTTCATAATCGTCATACTCAGGCTCTTGATACCATGATTGGTTTGGATCTGATTCTGCTTCTTGAGTAAAATCATGTCTTTTCCAATTATACCTAGGATCTGTGACTAAAGCTGGAAAAAGAGTTTTGCGCTTTTTATCTTTAGTTTTTATTTTACCAAACGCTAAATCGATACCAAGTTGTCTTAATTCTTTAAATGAACCTTTCATTGTTTTAACGTCTTCTTCAGTATATCCGTTCATAGTTGCAACTAAGTCATAGTAATCCATACCGCCAAATTCTCCATAGCCTTCATAGTCTCTTTCTTTCCAAGAATTACCTTGGTTGTCGTACATGTAAACGTCTATTTTATTTTGAGGTTCTGAACCAATCTGATCTCCAGTATCTTGTGTCATCCATGAGAATTGACCTTCAGCTATCATTTTTTCATGTAACATTTGAGCACCTGTTGTTACAATATTTAAATAGCTTTCAGGAATTCCATTTGCAAAGTTATGAAGTTCTGGTTCGAAATCTGGCATACCACATGCATATCTTGGATATGTTGCACCTTCAGTATTTACAAGAATTGACATTCCATAATACTCTCCTAATTCGCCCCTTTCAGTATTACAATATAGTACGAATACTTGAGGAACTTGAACCTTAAAATTTGATTGCATAGGATAATCTGGATGACATCCTAATTCTTTAGTAGTATAGACTTCTAATGAATCTAATTCAGAAGAATATTTACTTAATTCTTTTAACGGGATAGAAGCTCTTTGATTAAATAGATCTCCCCAATAAGAAGGTTTTCTTAAAGAGTATTTTCCAGAAACTCTTTTATATACTTTATATAAATCAACGTTTTCATTCATTGAATTTACAAAGCTTTCAAATGTTTTTTTAGTGCTCATTTTTATTTGTATTTGTTTATTTAAACTCGGTTAGGCTTTATTTTATATTTAAATTTACCTTGTGTAATAGAATATATTTGTAATTCGCTAGTTTTTCCAGGTAATTTCTTGTAATAGTGAAAAGCTACTATTTCATGATCTTTAGACTCTATAAAAAGGAATGGAGTAGGTATATCTCCTACTGCTGAAATTACATCGTCTTGTATTTCAGTAAATGTTCTAACGGAAGGCTCAGTCTCTATTATACTTTTAATTTTTTCTGCAGTTTTAGAGTCACTTAGCTTTCCTAATTCTACGTCATTAAATTTAATTACTAATGCGCCGTTATCTTTATCTCCAGGACCTATTTTAAAATCTCTTTCACTAGAAGAAAGGGCCTGAATATCTGTCTTAGTTAAATTTTGAATATGCTTAAATCTTTTTCCACCTACAGTTCCCCATTCATTTATCCAACCTCCACCGGCAGCCATATCTTTACCATCTCCGTCCGGGTTGATTTCTTCAATATTATATTTTACTGCGTCATATAATGCCGTTAACTCCGGTACATATGTACTATTAATTCCCTGGTGTTTTGCACCTGTTCTCCAATTTTGTAACATGCCCTTTGACATTTGAGCTTCTTTTAACTCACATTTACCAAGGGGTGGTTTAACTGGTGACCACCTTTCATTATATAATTCTAAGTCAGTATCGGCCGCACCTCCACCTATTTTTATATTTTCTACAATATACGCTAGCATTATTTCTCCAGCACCAATTCCATTATCGTCTCTTCCAATATTAAACAATTCGTTTGCTTCGCTTTTATTTAACATTAAATATTGAAAAACTACTCCGAATGTATTGTCATCCATTTTAGAAAGCCATAACCTACCATCAGGTTGCTGTTTAACATCCGATGTTGAAGTAAACTTAACACCTTGCCATGGACACTTATTCTTTTTAAATGTTCTATTAATTGAATTAAATAAATTCTGTTGGGCAGATTTACTTCCGGTCGTTGCAACTCCAATATAGGATTCTATAATTAACGCTTCATTTTCAGCATTGGTTTTTGCAGCACTATGTAGTGCTCTTTCAAAATCGTACCTATCCATTGTTTTCTAAAAATTGTTTAAATGTTAATAATGATTCAGCAACTTCATTTGATTCTGAAGTACCTACTGAATCTTCTAATTTTTTCTTAAGTTCGCCATACATTTTATGTAATGCTTTGGGTGTTGTTGACTTAAATAATCCTTCATCTCCGTCTAGCATTGCGTTTCTAACCTGAGTCGCTGAAATATTATCATCTGTTCTTGGAATTTCAAATAATCTAAAGTCGCTTCTAACTCCAAGATCTTCTCTATAAGAATCTTTATTTACTTGGAATCCGTAAGTTTTCATTCTATCACTTCCTGTTCCCCATAATACAGGTTCATATTTAGGTCTCATTGCATTGAACATAGTATCAATACCTCCTGTTGGAATTACAAAAATTTCTTTTAGGAATGGATATTGTTTTTGAACCGCCTTAAACATCTTAAGTTGCGTTTTTTCATCATAAGGTCTTTTAAAAGCGTCTTCTTTTTTCTTATTCTTTGCTTTGACTAATAATACTACAACAGGATATCCATTTTCTTTGTGTATAGTTTCTAATACTTTAGCATGTCCAAGCGTAAATGGTTGGAATCTACCAACAAACATATTTACTAATTCTCCTCCTTGTTCAGGATGATCTACCTTAAGCGCTTCATTTAAATTAACACTAGTCTTTACTTTGTTATGTAATATAAAATTGTTAAAGTCATATATTGAATTTTCGTCGGTGTTTTCAACGAATATCTTTTTATCTATTTCTTCTACTATATTATTTAAATGCTCTATCATTTCTTTATTTAGAATATCGCTTTCTTTATTTCTCTTTTTTCTAAAAGATCCGAGCGTTATTTTAAATAATTCTGAAAGTATTTCGTTTTCCACTAAAGAAAGTGTGGTTTCGTTTTTAATGTATTTACTATTTAGTTTAAATACACTATGGCTTGCAAAGTCGGCTGATTCAAAGTTAACTCCTATAAATTTAGTAGAATTTTCATTTACATATTTATTAAATATAACGGACATTAATTCAATGTACCTAAGATCTGCTGTTTCTTCGTTTAGTTGAACAGAGTTCATGTCAAATGAAGAAAGATATTCGATTAGATCAGCTATAGTAATCTGATACATGTGACTAGATTCCTTAGAGTTGCTCTCGTTGTTTCTAGTAAAGTCTTCTAATTTAAAAGATTTTACTTTCTTTCCGTCTATAAATGAAATTATTAGACCATCAATCTCAACCTCAAAATCTTCATTCAATATTGGTGAAGTTTGATTCGGATTAAAAATCTTTATTATTTTCTGTGTAAATGAAGTTTTAAAATCCGTAGATCTATCATAGTCAAACGACTCTACAAATTCTTTATCTGACATAGATAAAAGATTTATTAATTCTGTTTTTTGATTTTGATTTAAAGTTCCATCAAATACTATGCTAGGTCCTTGAACTTCTAATTTTTTTGCCCATTTGTTTAAAACAGAAGGGTCATAAATAGTTTTTTTAACTTTACCTGATTCAGATAACGTTTGTATATGTGTTAATATTAAATTATTCTTAGGAAGTTTAGTATATTTGTATTGTGATATTTCTAATTCAGGAAGATAGTCAAATCCAAATTTCCAATCTGTTGGCATTTCTTCTTTAACTGAAGGATCTAAACTTTGAATATGTTTAACCCCTGTTTCGTATAGTCCTACGATAGTTCTATCTATCATATTCATACGAATATCTCCAGATTTAAAATATTCAAACCTTTCTACGTTTCTTCTTACGTGAAAAGATGAACCTTGTATTTTTTCAGTAACTAAAATTCTATTTTTCAGAAGATCCTGAAATGCATTAATGTTAGTTTCTTGAAATACTTGTCTTATTTTTTTAAGTGCCATATCTTATTATTTATCTTCCGTACTTTATAACGCCCATTAATTGATTAATAGCGGCAAATGTACCCGTTAATTTCATAGTTTTTCCTTTATATACGAAAACTATCCCTTCGGTTGGTATAATAGATTCTACTCCACCAATTCTATCTAATCTCTCTAATTCTTTCATTACCTTTTCGATCTGAGCAACGCTTCCGCCTTTCTTAATTTTATCAGCCTCTGTTCTAATCTGATTATGCAATCTTTGCATTTCTTTGTCAGGATTAGCTGCTACAAAATTGGACGCATTTTTAAGAATTATAGACCCTAATTCTAAAAATAAATCTTCGAAAGGTCTAATGTTTTCTTTATATTTCTTTTTAACATCTTCTTTGTCGAATTTCTTAACCGCTGCTGCTTCATCTTTTCCTATTTCCTTTGCAAGACTTCTCATGTTAAGAGTTTTCTTATCTCCATAGGCCCATCTTAATAATAAACCTTCTTTATAGTCTTGTTGTAGATTAGGGAAATTTTCATCAATAGTTTCTCTCCACCACATTTCATGATACCTAGAAACCTCGTCACTATCTGTTAGATTGTAACGATCTCTTAGCGCTTCAATTTGTTTTATAAATTTAGCATGATTTTTTTCAAAATCAATATCTTTTCCTAGTTTTAATATTTGAGGGGGAATTATTGTAAATGTTTTTTGAACATCAGCATCAACTTCTTTTAATGCGGAAACAAGCTCTCCTGCTATTTTTTGCTCTCCAATAATATTTCCATTTCCATCAGTTTCCTTAATATCATGGAATTGTAAAACATCTCTTTCGTAATAAATGACATTAGGATTCTTAGAGTAAATTAATTCCATATTAATAAAGTTCTTACCTTCATTGAATATAGACTGATCCTTCATCTTTGGAAGAGCTTCATTTAGGTCTTTAGCAGCAAACACATATGTTTCTCTTACTAAGGGAACTTCATGCTCTTCAAACATTTTTATAATCCCGTCTAAATCGACTGGGCTAATTAATTGGCCTTTATTTCTAGAAAATAGAGTAACTCCGTTTCTTACTGTGGCAAATAAATTTTGGCCGTCTGTTTTTTCTGTTGCAACTTCTTCAAAGTTTAATTCTCCTTGAAGACCTGATTTTACTATTGTTTTAAAATCTGCAAACGTTAAATCTTTCTCATCAAATGGATGTGACATATGTCCTGCAGCACCGCCTTCTAAGATTAAAGATTCTTGCAGATTAGAAAACTTCTCAACGATAAATTCGTCAAATGTTAAAATTTTATTTTCGTATCTTTCTGATAAGAAATGAGCAACATATTCTTCTCTAGTCATACCTTGCATATCTGCATGATGCTGAATAAAGTCTACGAAGTTGTTATCTAGTTTCATTTATATTACTAATATAATTAAAAAAATCGACCTAGAAAAATTCTAAGCCAATTTTTTTTTAATTTATAATCCTTTTACCCAGGATTTAAATAGGTCCCAGTTACGAGTTGCAAATACGCCAAATGCAAATCCAGCATAGATTTTATAGCCAAACGCCCATAAAGCAAGTCCAGCAATAAGGCCTAAAACGCCTTCAACTCCGTTTGCAACAACCCAAGTCTTAACGGCATTAAATGCCTTTTTAATAAATTCAATTACTTTTTTCATATTATTGTATGTTTAGTTAGTAGATTCAGTAGACACAGATTCGTTACATAGTGAAACTAATTCTTTTGCAATCTTTTCTGCTTTAGAACCTTTATGTCCGTACGTTTCAACTGTATCTAAAGCATCTTCCATTTCCATGCCATGTAATTCTCCAATGTCTCCTCCTCTTTCGTCTAAAAGATCTTGTAAGATATTTTCAGCTTCTGATTCGTTAACTACAGATTCAAACGCTGGAACTAATCCAGTTTCTGCGTAAATATCTGCCATCATCCATTTTTTAGATTTTTCATCCCATAAATAAATAAATTCTGCACCAGCTTCGTAATTTGCGTTTTTAATATAATCATTAATTTTATTAACGCTACCTGTCATTAAATTAGAATCTCCACCGTAGAAATTAATTTTCTTAATGTCTTTATCTAGACCTGAATTGTCTCCATTCTTAAGAACGAAATCTACATTCTTACCGCTTTTAAATGTTGATTTAATAATAGGTAACATATTTTCTGGGTAAGAATCGTAGTGAGTATAAACTGAAGTAATATTTCCTTTTCTGTCTATTTTACCAAATTGGCCTCTAGTTCCTTCATTAAGAACGATTGCAACTGACTCTTCAATATAGTCTGCTAAACCTGCATCATCCCATCCTAATTCTCCATCTGCTAATACCGCTTCTAAATCCTCTCTTTTACCTTGCATAGTAATTTCAGGGTGACCAGTTGGTCCTGATTTTACCATATCGATGATTTTAACGTTATTCTTCTTTAAGAATTTTAAGAAATCTTTATCTTTAGGATTCATAGCGTCCATTGTGACGGTTGCTTCAAAAACAAGGTTAGACTCCTTTAATGATATTTCTTCTTCTGATAATTGGTATTCAACACTCTCATTAGCTGCATTAAAACCTGCTAATAATTTTTCAGCGGTTGAACCTTCGCCAATAGATTCTAAATACATTGCTGTTCCTTCAGCAATTCCAGGACCTGACCATCCCGCTGCATTTGAAATTCTAGAATAATATTCATCTAGAATTTTCATAATGTTTTTTGCACCAACGATAATTGCATGTTTTCCTAAAGATTCAGGAGAAACTGAAATACTGTTTAATCTACCTTTGATAATTTTTTCAGTAGCTGATCTTGCTGAATGAAAGTTAGCGTCAGTTAGAGCTTCATTATATAAATATTTAATAGCTCCTAAATAAGTTACTTTATCTGCTGTTAGACTTCCCAACTCTGCAAAAATCTTTTTAAATTGAGTTACTACCTTTTTAGCATCTCTCTTATATCTAATATCTAAAGCTTCTGAAATTTGCTCTTCCGACTCTTCCGTTTCTTCAACTTCTTTTTCAACTTCAACTTCAATTTCTGCAATTTCTTCTTCAGAAACGTCTCCGAATATTTTTGAGATGATTGTTTCTTTTTGGTCTTCTTCTAAACCTTCAAAAGAAGTTAGTCCTAGTTCATCTAGGATAGTAGCTATTTTACCAACAGCTTCTTGTCTTTTTAAATTATTTTCTTCTCTAAGTTTATTAGCGTTTTTTTGTTTTCTAATTTCGGTAAAAGACTTAAAAGAAGAAATTTTGTTTATTTCTGCCATTTTGTTGTATAATTTAATTTTGTTTCGTTATTCTATATATCTCCTTCAAATTTGACTTTCTTAATACTATACTCAAATTTCTCTTGTTTATATATTTTCTGCCTGGCTTTACTATGTTTATACAGATAATTGTCCCATTCGTCAGTTCTAATGTCATCTACGAAATCAACTATTAATACTGCTTCTTTAGATTCATGCTGCCTTAGGCCTCTACCTATGGACTGTCTGATGATTACCTCGGACTTAAAGGACTCTGTAAAGAAAATGTTGTGTATTTTCTTAATTGATATACCCGTCGAGAAGGTGCCGTAACTTGCCACGATAACAACTTCATCGCCTGCTTCCATTTTCTTCTTGTATTCTTCTCTAATATCTTTATCCGTTCCTCCGTCTACATAGTAAACTCTTTTGTCGGTGTTTTGCCTTAGGTGTTCATATATTTTTTTGCCATGTTCAATTCTATGAAATAGTACCAATGAATTCTTAGGAACTCTTCCTATAACGCTACATATAAAGTTTAATCTACCAAATGAATTAATTATATAGTTTTGTTCCAGTTGAAAAACATCCTTTCTATCATACTTATTAAACGCCAATTCTTCAAATGCCTTTTTACTCGCTTCAGGAGCATAATCCATCTCGATGACCTTTACTTTACATTTAGCAATATGCCCTTCTCTTTGTAAAAAGTTTGCCTTTACTTCGCTAATTACAGGGCCTGTTTGACTCATCAGAGTTAACTTGTCTAAAGATCCATCTTTAGGAATTGTACCTGATAAACCATACTTATATTTTGCGTTAGTACATTTTTGTAATATCGTCTTAATAGAATTGGACTTTGCTTTGTGTGTTTCATCTACAATAACTGCATCGAATTGTTGAAAGTATTCTTTGGATTTTTTAACTAGAGATTGATATGTACCTATTACTACATTTCGATCTGACTTTATTTTTTGACCTGCATATATCTGTTGTATTTTTAGTTTTATTCTATTCTTATTATTGTATTCATGAAAATCTTCGTGAGCCTGTACAACTAAAGAAACATTAGGAACTATAAATAATATCTTTTCTGCTTTTTCTTTTTCTAACATGTATGCAACTGTTAAAAAGCTAATAAGTGTTTTTCCGGCTGAAGTCGCTAATTCAGCTAAGCACCTTCTAAATTTAAGAATGTTAAATGATGTTTCTACCTGATAGTCTCTTGGCGTAAATTTACTACCTTTAAAAAACTCTAAAGCCCATTCTTCAAAGGATTCTGCATTTATGTTTCTATCAAAAAGTCTTTGAATTCCATTGAGTTTTAGGTCAAACTTATACTCCTTACATATGAGCATAACATATCTCCAAAGACCAGCAGGAATCCACTTATCGTCTTTGATATATGAAACATATCCGTCCCATATTCCTTTTTTAACCAGAGGATTAAATCTCCAACTATCAATTCTTTTAGTTAAAGATATTTTAATCTGCTCTAATTCTAATTCCTCAGCTTCGTCTATTCTAAGAAACTGATTGTCTTCCGTTAGAGTTAAAATCAATTTTCATTTAACTTTTTTTATAATCTTGAAATATCAAGGCGATTCTTTATTGCAAAGCCCATATTATCAAGAGTTTTTACTGAACCTTCGATGAAGGCCTTTTGGCTTTCAAGTAAATCCAAAATTTGCTTGTCGTCTGAAAGATCCGCTTCAATAAACCTTTCTCTTTGTTTATCCGTAATCTTATAATCAAACTTATAATATTCAATCCATTTTTGTTTATACATCTTATCGACAGTTCCTTTTTGTGTTCTTATTTTACCTCCTATGGTTGCAAGGTTTTCAACTAAAATCTGCCTATAACTCAATGTATATGAGCTAACTTCTTCCAGGTTAATTCCTTCTTTTAAATTTTCGGTTAATTCCTTAATTTTAGAAGTCCATTCTGATCTTTGGTTTGCTAGATATTCGTCGAGTTGGACAATCTTAGATTTATTAGATTGTTCTGTCATATTGTATTATATTAAAATAATGAATTATTAGAATTTCTTTTCACATATACTTCACTTTTAAATTTCTTTTTAAATTTAGGAGTGATTTTAATTTCTTTTTCTTTATGGTTAACGTCGGTAGAATCAAACCCTAAAATCATTTTAAGATTTTTATGTCTTTTACCATCTTCTTCGAATTTGTCAAGTTCGTCGTTTACCATATTAATATAGTCTATCATAAATAATAAGCATCTAGTCGTGAATCACTAAAATACTTATCTATATTTGATAGGCATTTGTTTTTTGTTTTCCATGCAGCAATTACAAGATCGTTAAGATCCTTAATACTGCTAGGATATTTATCCATCTTTGTTTCTGACATAAATTTATCCCATGTAAACACTTGTTTTCCTCTTTTAAGCTTTTGCATCATTTTATTTTTACCTGCTTCGTCATTATCAAACATGTATCTTATTGTAGGTATTTCATCTAATTCGTCAGTAGATCTAGTAACAGATGCCAACGCAATAGAGTTGGGCATAAATAGAGAATCTAAAGGTCCTTCAAACACAGTACAGGGCATTTGAAAATTAACTGTCATAATTCCAAAGAGAGTAGATAATTTCTTAGCTGAAATAAGCTGCTCTTCTTCTAGTGGAATTTCCTTATTCATTTCTTGATATATTTTTTCTATATCATAAGTTAAATACCTTGAATTCTTAGATTTTCTAAGAGACCTACTCTGAAATCCTATTATCTTTCCTTCAGGCGCAAGATTTAAAACCAATATTCTTTTATCTCTAGGTGAATATAGGAAGTTATTTAATTTTTTATGTAGAAATCTATTCTTTAAATAAAAGAATGCAGGATCACCTGGTTCTATTTCTACAAGCTTAAAAGCTTTCTTTAATTCTTTTCTAGTAGGAGATAAATCATATAGAGTTTTAAACACGCCATGCTGAAGGGTGTCAACTTCGTTCACAGATACTTTGTGTTCTTTAATATACTCAATGATCGTAATAGAATCTTGAGTATCTTTAAATTTTAGATGGTGATCTTTTAAAAACCCATAAAGATCAGAGTGCTGGCCGCAATTAAAACAGTGAAATTGTAATGTCGCCCAATATAAATTACCTCTTTTTTTATGCGTCTCACTATGTGAATCTCCACAATAAGGGCATGCCAGGTTTAAACGACCTGGCATTTCCTTAATCATGTGCTTGTTAGGATCAGAATGTTCTTTTACACAAACTTGTTTAACTAAACTTCTGACCTTTTGCTTTAAATCTTCTGTGATTTTAGATTCCGATTTCATCTAAGAAAGAATCAAGATCATCACTATCCGATGTAGAAGTAGATGCTTCAGCTTTAGTAGGCTTAGATGTCATTGATTCTGGAAATTCAAAATCTGCATCGTTTCCTGTTGTAACTGCTTCTTTAACCGCTGCTTTTTTAGCAGTAGGTTTTGGAGAAGAAATAACTGAGTCTATCGAAGAACCTGGGTTAAGGTATTGTCTTAAAATACCGTTAACAAAATCAAGAGTTTCAGCATCCCACTTTTTATATCCATAAGGATCTAATGAAGGTGCAGAATCTAATTCAGCCTTGATAGCTGTCATAGCTTCTTGATTTCTTTCTGCAGGTTTACCATCTACTGCAATCGCTGATCTAGTCGCTGAGAATTTAGACTTATCATAGTTATTATATTCACCTTGGCGAGTAATAATAAGTTCAAAGTTCTTTCCTTCAAATAGGTCATAAATCTGAGTTGGTTCTCCAAATGCAGGCTTAGTTTCTTCCTCGATTTTTTCTTTAATTTTGTAACCGAATTTAAATACTTTGTAAGTTCCTTCTAATTCGGGGTTTTGAGGATCTTTCACTACTTTAATAAGAGAGTAATACTGTTCTCTACGCTTAAGCTTGTCGCTCATTTTACGGTCTACTGCTGAATCACTCTTACGAAGTTTGAAGAATGCATCTGCAATTGGACATTTATCTCCTACCGTTGAAGGTGAATCAATAAGTCTTCCATCGCCGTTAGCGTCAGTTAGCCAGTGTACATACTTTTTAACTAATGAATTTCTTGGGTTTGTTGGGTTTGGAACAAAACGAATAAGTGCTTTGTAAGTTCCGTCTTTACCATCATCTGCGGATGGTTTGTAGATCTCATTTGTAGAGCTTGAGCTCTTTGTTTCATGAGTTTCAACGTCTGAGACGCTGAGGTTAAAAATGTCAAAATCTGCCATGTCTTTAATTACTTTAATTTACGTTAATGTCTTTAATCTTAAAAAACTTTCAATAGTTATATACGAGATTCCAAAAAGGTTTCACATAAATAACTAATCTATATATTCGTATTGTAGGGGTAAGGGGATGAATTATGAATCAGAATACGTAGCGCCTGTTTCGTCAATCCACTTAGAAGATGAATTTGGAAGCCTTGCCAAACCAGCTTTTCTTAAAATATCTACCATTTCATTTTCAGATATTCTATTTTGATTTACCATATCACTTAAAATTTCTTTAAGCTTTAGCAAATAAACGGGTGGAATGTTATTTTCTTTACTCATGTTTTATATATCTTTTAAATTATGAAACTTTATGGGAGAAAGTAAGTATAACTTAAGCCTTTAAGCCTCAGTGGTAAATCTAATCTTCAGTGGCCGACATCTTTGCTCTAACAAAATGAGTTAAAAAGTAAGCATCAACTAAATCGTCAAAAGGTTTTGGTATCTTTTTAGAAGGTCCAATTTCCTTCACACAAAAATCTAAAAGAGGGTGTTCTGCTAAAACTTGATCTCCTAATATATTACTTAAGAAGGCATCCCACAATTGAGACTTATTCATGTTTCCTTTTCCAGCGTGTTTCTTAATTGTAGTGGGAGCAATGGTTTGAATGTCTAAGATTTCAAGTTGACTTAGCATTCTTTCTTTAAGTATTGCTGCTCCGGCCGCCATATCTATAATATTATTAGTTCCCATCTTTGAACCAAAAGAAGTTCCTTCAAAGGAAATAATATACTGCTTCTTTGTTTTTGTAATACC